CCACGTTTAGTTACGCAATTAATATTTATAAGAGTACCCTCTATTGCTAGAAGGATCTTAATTGATACCCTAGTGTTATATAGACGTATAATTATATGTGTTAACACACTAACTGACGTGTTTAAGTTATCTCCCTCCTCATCGATTATAACTATAATCTTTTAGGAGATCGGGATCACTTAAGAACATGAATTGACGGTAACGTTGGTATTTCTTCCGGATATCTCCTTGGTACTAACCATGTACTGAGTCAGATCCGAGTATGATAATACTCAAATGTTCCTTCAGGTCACCAGATCCCACATGGGTCACTGGAGCTTGTTAAACAGGCCCTAAGACATATTTAATGTATGTCTTTCGGACCATCAGTTCTTTTTACATTCTGAACTCTGATTGGCCGCACCCCCCGGGTGGGAGCCGCTGTTGTCCTTGTACCTTGTACAAGTCCAGACAGTGACTTCCACAACCGGATGTGTGTACCATCGGAGAACCCGCGAGTAGCGGCATCCACAACTCGTCGATATGATAGGTTGTTGACCGGAATGAGCGAGACCTCGTCAGAGAGTCTCAACAGACCGGTATACAACTCACCAAAATCCTTGCTTTTCTCGGTTTCCCGAAGATCTGCAATGATTCTATCGATAAGTTCCAATGCCCGCACTCTAGAAGTTCGTTGAGTTTGGAGCTGAAGCAGCTTAATAAGCGGCATCAGATGTCCCAACTGGTCCGAACGTTCTAGAGTCGCCTGAAGCGTTCTCACATATTCCTTATGGGAAACACCCTCTTTTCGGACGGGCGTGAACTGGAATGGAAAATCTCCATGAGATTCCTCCAAAGCCAGATCCACATCCTCCTCAAAGAGTATGTCGGCATTATCGAGAAAATTCTCGATAATGTCTCTGTGAGCCCGTTCATAAGCGTCAAGCATCACCTTAACGAAATGATCTGCAAAGACCTCAAAACTGGGAGCCCTTTGGGCTTCAGTAATAAGATAATTGCACTCATATTCAAATAAGGGTGCATCTTCTCCTAACTCTTCCATGATTGTCGGCGAAAGTAATAACTTAAGCCCACGATCATTTCGAGTGCAGAAGGCACTTGCGATTCTTGCTAACGCATAGACTCGCATTGATGGTTTGACAGGGTTCTGCAACCGAGGCAGCAATGCACCTGCGATGTCTCGAGCAACTGTAAGGGGTCTTCCCAAACCGGCTAAGCTTCTACTAATCTCGTAAATTGAATTTGCGAGTTTAGTATATTCTTGACTGACTAAAGTTTTAATAACTTCAGCAGTCTCGAATATGGCTTTTCTACCTTTCGGTAGACCGATTGAGAAGAAATCCCTAACAGCTCCTGCATCTAAAGGGATGTTCATCGCTAAGATGATCAATCTTACTTTAGAATTGAGTTGTCCGATAGGTTTGTGCAAAGTACCCAGAACTCTATAGCCATACCCCGCAGCCTTCAAGAAGGCCGCCAGAGTCAGGCTATAGGTCCGGATAAATTGTACCGCCGTTGCCGGCGCTACCATGGCAGCTTTGAACTCCGTCAAAGGGACAGGACTTACGTCCTTCCCAAGATGAATAGTTCTCTTAGCAAATTCCAGGGTAGTCCCTTGGCCGGATATTAGGCTTTTATGAAGCCCAATACCAACTCCGAGAGTCGCCATCGTATGCAGATATGCTTTTGCTACTTTTGCATCCCCAATGACGATATCGTCACCAAGGACTGCATAGGCAGTGAACCATCTGGCTCGACCCGCAACTTTATAAGCACAAAATTGTACAATAAAGTGATGAGTCAAAGCCAACATGGCCCAAGAGCTCAACGCTCCCATAGGTTGCCCTACAGCATATCTAACGATGTGTCTTGTAGTTTTACCGAACCTTCCCGGTACAGCAAGAGAATAGTCTCGATCAACCAGAAGTGATGCTCAATTTTGAGCATACTCTGGCCAAGCGAGTTCCCCAATTATGGCTTTTTGAAGCCATAAAGGAAGTCTATCTGTTGCTGCTGAAAGATCAAGTGAGTGCAACGATCTTGGTTTTGAATCCACCAATCTGTAGACGGGGGCCATTTGGTCCATCGTCCCATCCTGGGGGATTTTTGCCAAAATCTGATGGAAAATCAGGTCATGCAATGGTCTTAATAACCATTGTGTCCAGACATCCACCATTGCAAACACTCTTACTTTACCGGCTGATTCAGCCTTCAGGGATAGTTTACCTAGAACGGGTTTAAATGCCTTCTGGGGTCCTGCTCCTTTAAAGAGC